CATATGTCGAACCATATGGCTGAGCAACCGGTTCAATGTATGGCTCGACATATGGTTCGACATATGGTTCAATGTATGGCTCGACATATGGTTCGACATATGGTTCAATGTATGGCTCGACAACTGGACCAAGTAAACCTTCTGGCTCGACATATGGCTCGACATATGGCTCGACATATGGTTCAACATATGGTTCAACATATGGTTCAACATATGGTTCAACATATGGCTCGACTACCGGCTCTTCAGGCTCAACCACCGGCTCTTCAGCCTCAACCACTGGCTCAATTACTGGACCAAGCAAGCCCTCCAGTTCATTTTCTGGCTCAACTACCGGCTCAACAATTGGCTCAACCACTGGGCCAAGCAGCCCTTGAGGCTCAACCACCGGCTCAACCACCGGCTCTTCTGGCTCAACCACTGGGCCAAGTAGCCCTTGAGGCTCAACCACCGGCTCTTCAGCCTCAACTACTGGCTCTTGGGGCTGCTCAATTTCAACAGGCCCCATCATTTCGCTGAGTCTTTCAGCCTCTTGCCTGTCAATTGCTTCTTGTTCTCTGATCGCAGCCTCTACCGCACCATTGTCTAGGGCCACACCAGTTTCTGGGTCAACACCCATATCAAGCAATGACTGCACTGGATCTTCCACATCACTTGGCACAGCGTCTTCAACAGGGATATCGGGGTTGGCTGGCAAAGGCGTAAACCCTGAGTATGTGCCAAAGTCATCAACACCAATTGTTGCTGCATCAATGTCAGAGGCCAGCGCACTGTCTGCCAAAGCATTTGCGGCAATGGCTTCATCTAAATTGCCATAAGGATCTTCTTGGGCCAAGATTTGAGAAGCCGCCTCATCGCGTATTTCTTGCTCATACTTGCTAATGGCATCTTGGGTTTCTTGAGCGTAACGCTCAAGCTCAATAGCTTGGTCCAAATCACCAAACTCGTCTGTGCTTAGTAGCCCCTCTGGCGTTGGCTCAACAGGCGCTATTTCCCGAATAGTGTCTTCAATGGATTCAGTCGTGCCATCATCAGCAATGTAAACAGGCTCAGTGCTAATTGTTGCGTCATCAATTTCAGAAGCCCTGGCGCTTTCTGCCAAAGCCTCATCACGCACAGTATTTTCAAGGTCTCTAATTCTTTGCTGGTCTTGCTCTTCTTGAATAGCCTGCTCAAGTCTGTCAATTGCATCTTGATTTGCTTGGTCGTATTCTTCTTGCGCGACTTCGTCTTCAATTCTTTGAATTGCATCTTCTGGGCTAATTCTTGAAGAATCTTCCTCTGGAACAATAGGCGCAGTTATAGGATTATTAAAAATTGGTCTGCCTGTATCAGCAGCAATAGGTGGCGCAGAAACATCAGCAATACTTCTGGGCCGCAAAGGCATGTAGGTAAACCCACCAGTCCCGCCAGCTGTTGCTACTGGGACTCTTGGGGCGCCCATACGGGCCATGATCTGCTGATATGGAGACAGGCCATTGACCCGTGCCTCTGGCGTATATTGAGCGCCAAGTGGAATTGCTTGATATCTTGCCAAACTACTAGCAATTTGCTCTGGTCCAAAAAGCAGACCGCCATTTTGCACTGGCGCAGCCACAGGCCGACTTGCATTCAGCAAATTAAAAATATCTTCATAATATTTTTTCGCCATCTCAATGTCCTAAAGTTCTTTTGCCATCACAGACCACTGGGGACTGTAACCCTCATCTTTTAAAAATGTCTTTGACCAGCCCCTTCGGCCTGCCAAAGTCACCCTAGTGCAACCAATAGACTTGCCCCAGGATTCGATCAATGGTCTCATCCTTGAGAGTTCATCTAGGTCGCCACCAGCTAAGAAGTAATGCAAACACTTCAGTCGTGGGTAGACAATGATCTCTGTCAACACCACCGAGTCTTTGGCCGGCCACAGCTGTAATCTGTGACCTTCGACCATCTCAGTGACATCGTCAAAATTATGTGTGCCTCCGCTGTATTCTAAGGCAGCCTCCACATGGTGGCGCAGCCTCTCCAAATGTTCTTGGTCGCTCATCTTTTGCCAGAGGCCACAGCATCAAGCCGCATCACCCCAATGCGCCAGTCGGCCAATACCGCACCAGTCACCTTCACATTGACCTGACGCGCTGCAAACCTGACATCAGTTGGGTTGGCTGCCGTGTATGGTCCAAATGTGGATTGTGTGCCAGTTGGGTAATTGCGGGTTTTAAAAGAAACCACCGCCTCACCCAATGTCTGCTCATCTGGCACAACTTGGCGAATTGACATGATGTTGTCGCCATTGCCCAGTTGCACTGGCCCAGACTCAGCATAGACGCTGGCGCTGTCATAAGCAAACCCGACTTCATGCTCATAGACATACCCATCTGTGGACACGGCCATTGGGTTGGTAAACACTCCGGCATCAGTGCCGGCAGTTCTGGCCAATAATCCTATGTTCCAGTGGTTTTCTCTGTAGTTATAAGTGACATAGCTGTCATTTTCATTGCTTCCACTGCTTGGGTAATACCACCAGATTTCACCAAATTGGCTGTTATGGACCGCATAAACTTTGGATGACTGACTGAAGTTCATATTGCCAAAGACATAATCCGACACTTCACTTGGCAGTGGCTTGACATACCCGTCATATATCCAAAAGCCAGACTTGCTCATCCAAATGGCAGCAGTGTCAATGGCCGCCACAGACTGGGCCGAGATCAAGCCGCAGCCACTGCCGGCCTTCTCAAAGCCATAGACAAATGGGGCGCCAACATACTGGGCCGTATGCACATCGACATCGGTAAACAGCAAGTTGATGCCCTTGACCCGCTTGCCAGCGATCAGCGTGCCAGGTGTGGCCAGTTCATAGTCGCCTGCCTGGTTGTCGCCAGCTGGTGTCCAAACTGTATTGTTCTCCTGGTCACACCACTGCACTTTGCGTGGATTACCACCAGCACCAAGTGCAAACATGATGCGCTCAGAAGTGACAAGGACTGCCTTGTTGCTCGTTGGGGCGTTGGTAATGACCGCGGCCAATGTGGGCGTAGTAAAACCCAATTGCCACTCATAGAGCTTGCCATCCGCATTGGAGCAAGCAATCAAATACTCACCCCATGTGTCCATGGACCATGTGGTGGCCGGAGTGACATTGCCTGTGTCTGGGCGTGCCGTGCCGTAGCTGAAATTGCCATAAGTGCTGTACCCATAACCAGTTTTAAGAACAGCATCAGCCGCGCCAGCTGTGAATCCGCTTGGCGTGATTTCTTTGATCGTGCCAGATTCGTTCATGGCATACAGCTTGGTATGCGTGCCGATACCAGTAAATCGTGTGGCGCTGTTGTCACGCCAGCTCACGAACCCTCGGCACATTCCGCTGATTTGTGTGGATGAGCGCTTTCTCCAGCCACCCATGGGCCTCAAAGTATTCTCGAACCATCGGACCAAGTTGGCATCAAACCACCGGCCTGCTGACTGGTACTCAGTGCCGTTTCTGTAAATGCCTGGTGGTAATTTAAGGGGTATATACATGGCAGTGTTTAGGTAATGTTTGAGACAAAGCTCATTGTGACAATGGCTGATGGGACTGCTGGCCGTGTGGGGGTTGTTCCGGCAGGGTATTGCTCAATCGAGACACCGACATCGGTTGGCCTCCACATTATCTCAACATAGTCAGTCGCATTTAAGCTCAAAAAGTAATTCATGGCTGCAATAATGTGATACGGGTCTCCAGCACCTTTTCTAGGTGCAAAGCCAAATCGGCTGTTTGAGTTAGCCGAATTTGTGCCATTGACCCGAAACCAGACATCTACATCTTGAGAGGCATTTGTCGTATTTGTAAACTGAATGGAAAACTGCAAGTTCCAGATTCCGGCATCGGCCACAGTAATTCGGCTGCTGCTGGCTATTGTCACACCATTGCTAAAGTCTGTCGTGTTAAATGTGACAGCATAGGCCGTGGTGGTGTTGGCAGCCACTTGGTCAGTTGAGTCTTGGAATGCCCCATGAGGCGCATTCATAAAGCGCCCACCCCGTAATCCAAACAAAGACCCCAAGACACTTGAGACCTTTTTAAAGTAAATATTCAAAGAACCATTGTTCTCATTGAAATGCCTACGCTCATACACCTCGGTGGGATAACCAAGGTTTGGGACTACTGGATTTTCAAGTTGTTGGGTTTGGCTGGCCATGGGTTAATTATGTCAGGACAGACAGTGCATGGTTGATGTGTTTGATCCGGTCATCTAGGCCAATAAAGCCGCCATTGATCTTTTTGGTCATGGTCTTGTAGTCTTGACTATCCGCATACTGGTTGAGCTTGTGAGTGTCCCAAAACCATCCGGCAGTCAGCGCAGCATACTGGGGTGTGGCCACCAGTTCCGGGTTGGCCCAGAAGTCAACACCCAAAGCCTTGCCAGCGTGAAAATAAGAGCTAGAGCCAGTCAGCTGGATGCAGCCTCTTCCCTTGAAACGCCACCCATCCCCAGAAGCCTCATCCCTGTTTCCCATGCGATTAGAGTAAACGACATTGGCAATGAGCTTTGGATTTCGCTGACAGGCTTGGGCCTTTTCAGCATCAAAGCGCTTGGGCCATGTCTTCATCAGTCCGGCAGCAGAATATGACAGACCCTCTTGAAGCACCTTGAAATTACCGCACTCATGGCCACACTGGCCAATAAAGGCAGCCTGGCGCAATGGCGTTGAAATGTCAAAGCGCTGGAAAGTCTCATTGAGCGCATCGACCCACTCTGGGCCAATGTGCAGTTGTTGGAGCTGCTGACTATTGACCATTGACCAAACTCCTTACTTCGTTATAGGCATCAATGCAGGCATTGAGCTGGGCCGTGTTCCTGTCACCTTGGGCCACTATTTCGGCAATGGCTTGGAGGGTTTCTCGCTCGGCATCAGGAGCTGGGTCAGCCGGTCTGTCAAGTTGGCTTCCTGCTTCTTTGCTATCTGGGGCGGTAATGGTGGCACTTGCGCTGGCTTGAACACAACTGGGGGCTGAGATGCGCACCCTGCCAGAGCGAATAGCACGATCAAGGGCAGACTGCTTTTGATTGATGACATTAGTGGTCTCCTGTAACTTGGTTGCGTTTGCATTTAATTGCTCGTTAAGTTTTTGCTCGGTAACTCTGGCCTCGTCATTCTTTTGGGCAATAGCGATCTTCATGTCATTGTCCCTGTCTTGCCAGCCAAAGTGATAGCCGCCTCGGTAAGACCCAAACAAAGCAATGCAGATGGCCAAGGCCAAGTAAGGTAATGGGATGCCAAACATTATTCTGACTCCTGTCTGGCCGCGGCCAGTTGTATGCGCTCATGGTCATCCTCAAGATGGTCCGGTGGCGTTGTTGGTGGTGGACCAGGAGTCCATGACTCATCAAGCTCTGGATTGGTCCATGTTGGCATGGCGCCAAATGGCTGACTTGGGATGCCGTTGGTGCTAGATGTAAACCCGTGATTGTTGCTGTAGCCGTACTGACCCTGCATGGGCTGGCACACCGGCTGCTGGCCCATCATGGGTGGCTGCGGCTTGCTACTCATTGCCCGTTTACCAATAACACCGCCAATACCGCCAACAATCAAAAGAACAATGTCGTTCAGCATCTTTGTATATGCCTGGTCAATGGGGGCCATTGATTTGATTGGCTGGGTGACAAAGGTCACTGAATACAAAAGTGAAATAACGATAAAGAAAAGAATCAGGGTGACAGCAAGCACCACAATGCCCCAGACCCTGACCTCGATCTCTTCAGTTGTTAGGTTTAACTTCATCAACTTTTTTCTCCAAGATGGGTGCTACCAAGTATTCTGGACAAGTCTGTGTAAACAGACATCTAGGCTTTTGGCACTCTGTTGCATGAAAGTTGTCAGGGTTCTGGCACTTATAGCGATACTTTTCTTCGCAGCCAGTAAGCAACAGCACAAGCAATAGATATCTCATATTGGCAGCCTGTCAATGATGGCATTCATTATTCTGTCTGACAAGAAGTTAGGTAATATTTTCATAATGTCGAAAAACAATATTGCCGCCCATCCACCACCAAGGATTTTGAAAAACATATCAGCAGTCTTTTGATACTCATTCACCTGCCACACCTATTGGTAGCGCAGTGGTCCAGAATCTCATAGATGCCATAAGCACAAAGAACAATAACAAGCACCAGCCCACCAAGCATTAGGCCCAGTTCTAGGTCTTCTTGGTCGGCCTTCTTTTTACGGGCGGCTGCTTCTTTTTCTTTACGCGCATTGTGTGCGTCTTCAATGTCCATAGCAGAGGCACGAGCCTTAATCTTCTGCCAGACATCCATCTTGTTGGCTTGAAAGAAAAGCATTTGCAGCTCTTTTTCAAACTCCCTTGTAGCCTCCAAAGCCATCTCAATCTCGATGGCCATACCCATAGAAGAGCCACCCTTCTTGGCGGCTGCTACGGCCTTGGTGGCTTCGGACTTTGCGTTGAAATACTTGCCTAAGAGTGGGCCAAGGCTGGCCACATCATCAACAGTCTTTGAAGCCTGCTTGATGAGCTTTACGGCACTCTGGATGCCAGCTAGAGCTGTGACTGGATCGATCATTTTCGTTCAACTTTTTTCCACTCAAGACAATAAACTTTTCTATTGTAGACATCACCGGTCCAAGTCCATCTCACACATCTCCATTCGCTTTTATCAGACGGGGAAAGAGAAAGCAATGATGTAGGTACAAAACACAACAAAACAAGTAATACAGATTGCAGCAATGATTGCTTCAACCCAGTCTTTCATTTAAGGCTCGTAAAAATGATTCCGGCCATGCTGGTTAACATGATTCCAGAGACTGTAAGCATGATGTTCTCAAGCCTCTTGATCCTGGCACACAGCATCTCATAACGCAATGTGCAGACTTGCTCATGGCTGTTAAGTCTGGCTTCTGTCTGGTCCATGACTTACTCCACTGGCGCTTCTTTAGGAACTTGCGCTTCAGCCTGTTCTTTAATCTTTACGATAAGAGGCCAGCATCCGCTACTCGAGGGCAACTGCCCCAAAGTTTGTAATACAAAGTTAATCTCGTTAACCTCTAACTCTAATTTCATGCTGCACTCCAAGGTACGCCTGACGCTTGCGTAGGATTCTTCTGCAAAGCAATATTAGCCGCCAGAGCATCTTCGGTGGCTTGTTTATCAACACCATTAGCCCACACCCAACCAAGGACTGTCTCTTGTGTTAGGTCTGCATAGGGAATCGTTGGTGTGCCATCAGCCCATGAGCAAGTTGAGTAGATAGAGGCTGTGTAGTCTCCATCTACTGCTGTGGCTTGCCAGTGTGCAGTCGTTACAAAGCCGTTTGAGGTTTCACGCTCAAGTGTTGAGATAGTCCAAGTAGTAGTCATACTGTTTCCTCTGTGTTTAATGTTTGTCTAGTGTATAAAGGGCATACCAATTCATAGTGAGGATTTATTTCAATAAATCTCTCTGGTGTGTTCATTCCATCATTACTGACGTAGTTCATACGCCCTGTTTCGTCATGCTGAAACATCCATGCTACTGGTTCATCTTTAGTCATGTCAGTCCTTAAAGATTAGCGGCATCAAGTCGTGCCTTGAGTGATTCAATTATTGCTTGTTGTTCTTGGATGCACTTCATCAGCGCATATTGCAAATCTGTTTGGTAGATTGACAAACGCATCTTGGGTTCTTCTTGAGTTCCCCAATTGCTTTCCATCACCAACTCAGGCGCAACGGCTTGAACGTCTTGAGCGACCACGCCTAATGTCAGACCACCATCTTGTTCAAGGTTTTGGTCAATGTAATTAAATGTTTGGACAGGGATTGAACAAATCTTGTCAAGGTAAGAAGTTGCAGGGGAAAAGTTTGTTTTCTCTCTGCGGTCTGACAAGTTGACATCGTTTGCGCTGTAGTTTGCAATACCACCATTAGAACGAACAGTCATTCTCAATGCAGAATTGTCATTGCAATAAATAAACTCATTTCCAGTATCGTTTGGAGGTGATGAACCAGAGTATGTAGAGATTATTCCTCTGCGGTCACCAGTTGATGTGTTATTAAAATAACCAATGAAAGATGTTGAAGAACCAGTAATATTTAAACGCTCTCCGTTTCCAGATGCACTCGTAGTCCCCACCAGCAAGTTGCCGCTTGCATCCAGAGTCATCGCCTGAGTAAAGGAGATAGCGTTCCCTGCTGTGCCAGAGGGGGCGTTGAACCAAGCGTGTCGGCTTGCGTCTTGGTCATAGTAAGACGCAGGATTTGTGGTTTTGTAGATGTAGTTTGTGCCGTTGTAATAGGCGTTTCTCATCACAGCGAGTCCATACGATGGATAACCTGCAATAGACCCTATGTTTGACACATCAAATGCGTTAAACCCACTCCAAGCACTCGGAGTAACTCCCAAGCCTAGATTTCCTGCGGTGTCGAGGGCCATGTCAACCCCGCTACCATTAGTAGCAAACAGTACTGAGCCTACTGCTCGGATACCTAAATCATCAGCAGTTCCAGAAGCCAAAAATCCGGGTGCGCCACCAATGTAAGACTTGACAGTACCAGATGAGGCTAAACGAATGTGAGCACCATTTGCGTTTGTGCTATTAAACAAACTGTTTGCATCTGACGCACCGCTTGCAACTTCTAACTTATAAGCAGGCGAACTTGTACCAATACCTACATTGATTCCACTAGCCGTATAAAGGCTTGAGGATGTGAGGCGCATGGTTTCTGTGCCACCAATCAAAAATGATGTATCGTGATTTGTGGTAGTGCCAATTTGAGCGCAATTAGGCGAACCGCTATTAGGGCCACGAAATACTGCTGTACGACCATCAGCATCAGCAAGTGAAATGTATGCTTGGTTTGTGTTGACAGTTGTAGTTAACTGGATGTTTGAAGTAGCAGACCCAATGGTTAATCTGCTTCCATCAAAAGTAAGCGCAGAGCCAGTAGCCAATGCACTTGTACTAGATGCGTACACCACACCGCCTGATGTGAATGGAGTAGCACCACCTAAATTAGTACCGCCATTGGCAGTAGGTAAAGTTCCTGTCACGCCAGTTGTCAAAGGCAAACCAGTACAGGCACTTAATACGCCACTTGTGGGTGTACCAAGCAAAGGTGCTATCAATGTCGGAGTGTTTGCAAACACCAAAGCACCAGAGCCTGTCTCGCCTGTAACTGCTGCCGCCAAGTTTGCTGATGATGGCGTGCCAAGGAATGTGGCAACACCTGTCCCAAAACTTGAAATGCCTGTGCCACCCTTTGCGACCTTTAGCACTGGGCCTGCATCAAACAATGCGTCAATACTGTCCAGATCGGTATTGATCTTGGTTCCCCATGAGTCAGTGGATGCACCGACCTCTGGTTTGGTCAGTAATAGATTTGTGGTGGTGGTATCTGCCATGTTTGCTCCTAGCGCTCAATTGGTGTCCAAGTCTCTGAATTATCTGCGATCTCGGTCCAAGTTTCTGAACTATCTGAGACCGGTGTCCAGCTCTCTGGCGTTGTAGAAATTGGGGTCCAAGTTTCGGCATTGTCACCCTGTGGTGTCCAAGTCTCTGGGCTGTCAGCAATATCGTTCCAAAGATAGGCGCCAGCAATGGAGTCAACAGAGGCAGCCGACTCTGATAGTGCAGAGAAATAGATGCTGCCTGGTGCATTGATACTGTCTAGCGCCTGGGCCAGCTCAGAGACAGAGGCGCTGAAGTCTGAGGCATCTACAGACGCTGAGTCTTGGGCTGATGCGGTTTCTGCAATTGGGCCGGTTAAGTCTGCCAGCGCTGAGACGCTGTCAATGGCCTGCAAAGCCTCGGATAAAGATGAGAGAAAGTCGCCCAGGCTGAATGTTGTATCAACAGCTGCTGCCGTCTCTGAGATGGATGCGGCTCTCTCCTGGCCCGTTAAACCAGCAATCGCAGCAGAGGATATTGCATGGAGGCCAAACACATTAACCTTTAAGCGTCCTCTGCACCTTCAAACTCAGGCTTTTGCTTGATGATTGCGTACAAAGCAGCTCGGTCTGCACCCGCTACATAATCATCACCAGCAATCTGAACCTTGCCTGCGCTTAAAGGTTGTTTACCAGAATCACGGGCTTCTTTGCTTGCATAGCCGTAAAAGGTTACTTCTGTTCCCTTGCCTTTGAAGTCTTCTTGGACAGCACCAATATGCCAATAATCTGCGGTGCATCCGTAGTCAGTCATAATTGATTTAATTAGAGCCATGTTTTGTTTTCCTTTAAAAATTAACCAATAACTTCGAGTTTGTTGCCTTTTGACAAGTTTTCACTTGCTGGCAAATGTTGAAGATTCCAATGAACATGAAGACCGCAAACGTTTTTGCCATTAAGCGGAACAATATGGTCTACATGACAACCTTTTGGGCATGTTTTATAAACCTCAAGAATGGCTTCTTTGTTGGCCCAAACTGGCATTGCTTGTTTTAATCTTGCTCTGCGTCTTGCCATCTTACTTAAGTAAGCACCTTTGTTTTTATGCGGCCATTCTCTACTTTGCTTTCTTGTTTTTTCAATATATTCTGGGTCATTTTTGTATTTCTCATGCCTTGCGTTCATTCTTTCAATCTGGCGAAAACGAAATTCTGCGTCAGTCTTCCAGCGTGTTACTTTTGCATCAAGATTTTTTTTATATCCTTCTGGGTTTTTTACTTTACGTTCTTTTAATGCAATGTTACGTTTTTTAACAGCATCTGGGTAAGTATCCCAATACTTTCGCATTTTTATGCGGTTGCACTCAAGACATTTTCCATCGGATACAAAACGCTCAAAAATATGTCCGTTTTTACATGGTTCGCCAGTAAAGTATCTGGTTAGACTTTGTTCTTTGGCGGCAATACGATTTATGACTGTTGGCATAATTAACCTACCAATAATCTACGAACTGTTCCATCGCTTGTTTTGATTTCTACATAGCCTGTAGGTGTCAGAATAGTACCTGTGAAAGTTCCAAACCTTACGTTACCTGTTCCTTTTGGGGTTAGGGTTAGGTCTATGTTGGTGTCTGAGCCAAGCGCAGAAATTGTAGGTCTTCCACCAGTAGCCGCCCCCGTTACTTGTACATAGTTAACAGCAGAGGCTGTGTGGGCTACACGGAATTGATTTACAGAACCAGAATTGGTAATAAAGAAATGATCGCCAGTGCCTTTAGACACATAATTCATTGTGATGTTTGTATCTGCTCCGACAGCAGACAAAACAGGGCCAGCACCTGAAACTCTACCTGAAATTTGCACATAGTTAACAGGCGCAGTTGTATATGCTTCAGATACTTGAAACTGTCTACCAGATGGCGTGTAAAAATCCATCGTTGAGCCAATAGAGCGAACAACAGTCCCAGACCCCACAGTCGCATAAGCCGCCGCACCACTACCACCGCCACCAGAGAAAGTCACAGTGGGTTGTTCAACGTAGCCAGAGCCTGCGTTGGTGATGGTAAATGTGTTTGGAACATAGTAGGTTAAATTAAGCGTTGCACCAGAGCCTGTACCGCCTGTTACTGATACAGGGTTTGTTGGGGCTGTTGTGTATGCGCCTGAGTTAAGGGCTGAAACCGATGTAACCGCTCCACCAGAAACGCCAGTTACAGTATACGTAGCCGCTCCAGATGGCGTACCGCCAGAAATAGTTAAAACATCGCCGTTTGTGTAACCTGTACCGCCGCTAACAACAGTAGCCCCACTAGAGCCAAAAGAAGTTAAAGATACTTGCGCCTGAACACCGCCAGCGGTAGTTGGTGCTGAAACAGTAATTGTAATTGGCAAAGAATATCCTGAACCCGCCGCAGTCCTCGTAATAGCAGTAACAGTCCCACCATTAGAGATATTCACCCCTGAACTACCTGCGGCTAGGTCTATTGCTCCTGTTCCTTTGGTCTGTGTAACAAAACTAATGTTTGAGTCAGAACCTTGAGAAGATTGAATAACTGCTTTTGTTGTAGCCCCACCAGTCACCTGAACGTAATTGACTG